GGCTCGATGGCGCTTAGGTGCGCATATCTATTTGTTCGGCCCAGACTCACTAAGTGAACTGGGCTCGTAACTTTGGGTGTTCCACCGATTCAGCTTGACTAGCCTCCTCGGCGACGTCGCCGCGGCGTTCGCCGCAGGACATATCCAGGTCGTAGGCCACCAACTTCGGCACTTCTACGAGAAACGATTGTTCTCAGTTTCGTCCACAAGGTAACTAACCTTGTAGACGGTACGACCTCATCACTCTCGCGATTGAAGTAGTCTATTTTGGCAGGGAGAGCGGCCAAGCCGTCATCCGCCTCAAAGACCTGAGTCCAAATCTCGCCAAGTACTGTCCATTGGGGTTGGATGTTAGGATCCAGTACTCGTAAGACATCATCGATTTTCTCGAATGTCTTTCTGAGTCTGTTCGTGAAGGGGTACGCCACCCATTCGGTAAAGAAGGTATCCCAGGCCGCCTTATTATAGGCGATTCCCAGGGTCTTCTTAGCCTCCTGGCCATACACAGGGATGACTTTCGTCTCCTTGTGCACCCGTCCATTCGGGTCCTTCCGCTCCTTAGTAATCGAGCGCGTCGCGTCCGAGAACTTCGTAACGGAAGCATTGTAAAGCGTACTTTCGAAACGCGCAGACCTCTTAATCAGCATCCGAATCAGTCTTGACCAAAGAGTCTGGGCAACCGCCCAACGTCTAAAGTCAGAGGACCGATCCTCTCTTCCAGGGCCAATGGCACTTAACCAAGCCTCAATAGGCATAGGCCAAACACCACCCGGTCGAGAAAGATAGCCAATGAGCTTACCGAGACGATTATTTAAATTGAAACAGACTGGTAGTCTGCCTAAATTCTTATAACCGAAGCCCGCAAAGCGTGCTACGGCCGAGACTCTTAAATTAATAAAAGTCCCGCACTTCCGCACCAGTTGGTCGAGAGCTCCGAGGTGGCACAATGCCACAATGAGTTCAGCCAATGATACGGGAGATGCTTGCCGCCCACGTATCCAAGTTCGCTTCGCAAACTCTAGACTACCCGTCGAAGAGACCAGACTTTTTGCGAGTCCAATCTCAACTCCAACGCAATCCATGATACGTAGGTACTCACGAGCAACGGCTTTGTCAGCGATGACAATATCGTCCCCGAGTACCGCATACCCTTCAAACCAACGTTTGTGATTTGGGTAGACATTATGAGCCGCGAGTTGTACAAGTGCATGATGTGTCAGCGCGAGCAGCGCCCACGATGACAATGCCCCCATAGGTTGTCCAACTGCGTAGGAGACTTCCGAGTAACCAAGGTTATAGCTTTTGGCTATCTTGGGAAGTCGGTAGGGTCTCCCAGTTAGAAGTGTCCCCCATAGGAACGCACCCTCACCCAATAACGGTTTAAGGAGATCCATCTGAATTAACAGAGGGAGTCTATCCGTAGCCGCCGATAAATCGTAACTTGCGACAAACTGCCGCTCAGCACGAAACCCTCGAATCAACCGCTCCACCGGAGCAGTTTGATCAAAGGTCCCATCAGTTGAGATGGCTCTCAACCTTTTGAATATCCACTGATGAAGAGGTTTCATCAGGGTCTGGGTGATAATGTTCACCATAGCAAACACTCGAATTTTGCCAGGCTCCTTCTTGAAACCTAGTTTCCCAAAAGAGAGAGGTTTTCCCCATTTGAACTCTGCCAAGAAGCCACTATACGTTTTCGTACCTGCAAGGATTTGCAAGTGATACTGGCGCATAGCTTCTCCTAACGGAGTCCGTCCGAGGTCACTCTCTACATCCAACTTTAGACTACAATAGTAATCCTTACCGGCTTTTTCAAACCAGCTCAGAAAAGGTCTCATAGCCCAAGTTAAGTCTAAACCGTCCACCATTACTAACCACTTCTTCAACGTTCGGAGCATCAACGGATCTGAGGCAAACGCCAGAATATCCAGCGGTAATGCGACGATCGAAGGGAGCCCTCCCGTATTAGGAGCGGATTTCGTAATGAACGGTATCGACATAGGATCAAGATCTTTAGAAGGATCCATCTTCCAGTCCAATCCAGTGTGATTCCGGATCTTCTCAAAGAAGAGAGGTACCCAGATTGACCACTCCTCCGTTCTGAATTGGGAAATATCTTTCCCGGCTTCAGTTATCGTTTTCAATTTTAGCGCTCCTGGAAACTCTATAACTCTATAGAGGCCAAACAGAGACAGCCAAAATCTAATGACGCCAACATCGCCCGATAAAATCTGTCGGCGATGCCAGGGATTTATGATTCTGGGAATCCCCCGACGGGTCCGAGCTACATTGCACCCCAAGGCCATCGGGCTCTTCGCCTTCATCCCTCCTGCAGTCTGCTGCAATAGCACACTACAGGTTTTAAGATAAAGACTTAAACCTTTTGGCCCGGAGGACTTGTAGATTCGTCTTACGTTCTTTGCGTACCCCCATACCACCTTCACTAACGACGAGGATAATTGCCCAAAGATTAACGGAACGACTCGTAAGAGAAGTCCCGCTAATTTTGCTTCTGCTTTTACACAGAAGGACCAACTTAAGTTTTGCGGCACCAGGCGCCCGTAAAGGTGTCTGATGTTTAGCATAGTATTAATTATTTTGTAATTTTTACCCTTAAGTCTTCTGTTCCCTACTCCCTCCTGGGAAGGGTAGGCAGAAGGTCGCGTTAGTACGCTCTCAGGCGGGTGGCCTGATTGTCGTTAGTTCCAGCAACATCATGTCCGTATCGGACCCCTCATGTTACCATGAGAATTTCCGTCTTTCGCTTGCCGAGTACCAGGGATCTACTTACCGAAGTAGTAGCCTTTGCTCTCGGATTACTGCCCTACGGGTCGAGGACTGACTTTAAGGTCAGCTATCTATTGCTAGATTCCTCACCATACGTTGGCACTTTTGCTCTGAAACGACGATCCATATCCCTACTAGGCCAATTTGGCGGTGTCATTAAAGATTTTATTCTTATGATACTAGAGGATTAATCTAAGTTTCCGTAGCCCAGGTGAAAAGTATTTCATCGAAATCTCTCCCTTAAAAGAGAGCTCTTTTACTTTACGTTCCCCGGATTCCTTTCGCTTCAACTAATCATAGTAGATAAGATGTTGGGATCAGAAATGATGACCTAACCTTTCTGCTACTAGGTTGATTCGTCTCGGAAGTAAGGGTCAGATAAGTAATCGGCTCGTCACCGACCACACGCAGTGTCGAAACACTGGCTCAGAGGTTACCATTTAGTACCTCGCAATGAGTTTCAGTGAGGGGAGTCCTCAAAGTCTTCTTTTACGAGTATGTCTTGGCTCTCACTTACTCCTAAAGTTCACTTCCATTTGCTTTCGCGAGGCTTTGGCTTCGTATTAAGCTTAAGGATATGTACTGCGGGGGTGGGGTCCAACAAGAAATACTTCAAAATAGATAGAGGCTCTTCAGCCCCTCGCACCAGTGGTTTCTGTCATTAAGATCACTCATGACTCACTTAAGATTCATGATTTAACCGCTTTTCTTCACGGGATCACAAATGATCTCTTTAACAAATTCCAAAGGCGCTTAGGGCCTAGCATCCAATATCTAAATTGTTTCTGTCTTGTCGAACCTAGCTTCGGCAATGCAGCGGAGCCCGTGAGGG